GGGCAAATTCTTCGATTTTGGCCGCTCCGCTCCCGAACGTCACATCAATGACGTTCTGGACCTCCTGGATATCGGAGGCAAGTTTGACAGCCTCCTTGCCGAAGTTGACCAGCGTGGCGACGCCGAACACTGTGCCGATGATACCGGCAACCTTTTTCAGGGTCCCGCCAAAGTTGTTGACCGATTTGGTCATGTGGGCAATGCCCCGGTCGAAATCGGAGTGGTTCAGGTCAGCCTTGATACGGACAGAACCGTCATATCCAAACATTGGATGATTTCACCTCCTCCGGTGGTCATGTAGCCGGACCGCGCACCTTCTCCAGGATGCCGTTGATGGTCTCCAGCTCCTCCTGGGTGTACTGGTTCGGGAGCGCAAAGCGCTTTTTCATGCGCATAAATTCCGCCCGCTTTTGTGAAGAAACCTCAGAGGCCGAAGTGGTCCGAATGTTGATGATGTTTGTAAACGCCGTATCCGTCAAATCCCCCAGCATGGGCATAAACTCGAACCAGTGGAGCTTTGACCGGCTGATATCGATGCCGAACACCTTCCGAAACGCGGAGACGATGCGGGCAGAATCGTATTCAAAGGAAAACACCTCCGGCTCATCGTCTCCCCCGGACGCGGCAGGGGCGTTTCCGCAGGACATGAACCAGGAAAGGCCCTCCAGAGCGGTCTGGAGATCGGGGATGCCGTTGCCGTACAGGAGGGACAGCGCCGTGCCGGTCTTCTCGCTGTCGCTGAGCTCCGGGTCGGAGATGCAGAGTTGAATCTGCACCCCGATCCGGTAGTCCGTGCGGATGAGCCAGCCGCAGTAGTCCTCCGGCAGGCGGTCCAGCATGGCGTTATACATTGCCGGTGCGGGCGGCGCTGTACTTGCTCATGCGCTGGGTCTTCTCCTTCGCAAACTCCTGCAAGTACGGGGTGAGCTGCTCGAAGAAATCATAGTAAAGCTCAAAACTGGGCGTGATGTCTCCGAACACCTTTTGGCAGGTGCCCGCGCCAAAGAGATTGTCAACCTCAGACATCATGTTCTTTCCGGCCTCCGTATAGATGGAGAGCACTTCCCGCAAGCAAGCCGCGCTGGTTTCTGCGTCCCCTTGGTATTTCTCCCTGATCTGCGCCTCGCTGGAAGAGAACTCATTCGCCATCTTCTGTGAATTTTCATACAGGGCGAAAAATCGGTTGAGAAAGTCGTTGTCGCTCAGGCTCAGGGTGATGTAATCGCCATCGTCATTGACTTCGATGCGCTTCACCCCGGTGTTTACGCGAATGCCTGCCATCTCTTATTCCTCCTCTTCCATGTTGGCTGCTGCCGATGCACCTTTGGTGAAGACCTTTGTCTCAGGATTGAAAGTCCCATCTTCCCCCGCTCCGCGCCAGTTGATGGTGTAGCCGATGGAGAGCGGGTCAGAGGCCGCGCCGCCGTAGCTGTCGATCTGGATGGAGACCGGCTGCCTCGTAGCAGGGTAGCTGCCGGAGGATGCGGTCTCGAAGACATCCACCATAACGATATCCGTATGGGCGTCGCTGCCAATGGGGAGACGCCTGCGCATATCGTTGATGAATTCAAAGGCCTGGTCCCCCTTGACCGCTTGGGAGGTAACAGGGGCATTGGGCTGGTAGCCGGTCATTTCCGTGGTGGCCGTGTCCTGGTGGATGTACTGCTCTGTGCTGGTCTGAGGGTTGTAGGAGATCGTCAGCTCCGTGACGCCGTCGCCGACCAGGGCGTAGGTGCCCGCGCCGGTCCCCTTCGCCGTGTTGATGAAGAGAAGGAACGCGCTTCTTTTTTCTGCCATAGTTTCCTCACTTTCCGGGATGGACCTGATAGGTCATCCGCATGAATATTTGATGGTCCTCCCAGCCCCCCGCCATCCGGGCGAAGAGGGCGGCGGGAGTGACCTGCTCGATCTCCTGGACCTCCAGACCGTCGCCGATATCCGGCTTCTGCCCCGCGGCCCACTGTGCGAGCCCGTCCAGGAGCTCGTCCGCGCTCAGCCGGGCCTCCGGGGTATCCGGAGCCGTCCTGTAGATGATCTTGAACTGATAGTCCGCTGTGTATGCCCCGTTGATGAACCGCTCTACGATATAGGCGCTCTGGACAAGGGACATCGCCATGCCGGGCGTCTCGTCCTCCATGAACTCATAGTCAATGAAATCAATGGAAAAGGGGATGTCCGCCTGCGCCTCCAGCCACTTGTTCAGCCAATCCAAAAGGTTTCTGGAGATTCCCGCCTCCTCAAAAGCGGAGACAAATTCAATGGTCCTATCTTCCGAACTCATGCCGCATTGCCCTCCCTGCTACTCGCTCCCATTTCCTCATGTTCTGGGCCTTGGATGCCTCGAACCAGTGGTCCTGGGCCTTGCTATGGACTGCCGTGCTGATATCCAGGTCCCTGCCCGTGACGATCTTGGTCGCCCCCTTTGTCGCGAAGGGACTGCCGGTCCTGGGGTCGATCATCAGCTTCCCCCTGTAGAGGAACCGGGCATAGGGGCCGGGGTAGATGATGGTGTCGCCGTCCACCTGCGTCCGGCCGGCAAAGGACTTCGTCCGCGCGGGGACATACGGCTCCGTGTCCTTCGCCATCTGGACCGCGAGGGTATGCTTCACCCCAGGCGCGGCCTGGGCCATCCTCCGGGCGATATCTCCGAAGCCCCTTGTTTCCACTTTGAATGTCAAACCGGCCTTCTCACACCCCTCCGATCTCCCAGTGGGCCAGTCCTCCGAAATTCCGCTCTTTGATCCTGGAGACGTGGTACACCTGGTCGTACAGCGCCTCCAGCCGCCCCCGCACCTCCTCCGGAGGCGTACCCTCCGGAGGCAGGGCAAGGCCCTTCACGAAAAAGGTAAAGCCCCTGCCGGGGGCGCTCCGGCTGCTGGCCGCCAGGGTCCAAAAGCCGCTTTTATCTCCCGCGCTCCAGAACTCCACCGGCGGCAGGTACGCTTTCAGCTCCCCGGTCACCGCGTCCACGGCCTCCACGCCGGAGGGCACGTACAGGACCGCCCCGTCCGCGCCCTCCAGGCCGTTCCGGTCCGGGTCCGCCCCCCTGGAGGCGTCCAGGAACACGCCCCGCAGGAGGGTGACGCTGCTTTCCACCGTGCTCCTGACCGTCCCCCTGCCGGTCCTGACGGCCACGTTGTAAAGCGTGACCGCGTGGGGGAACATCCCCGCCGCTGGGGACGCGTTCAGCCGCCGGGGGCGGCTCAGCCTCTTCGGTGCGGGCATGGGTACGACCTCACTTTGAAAATACCGGCGAAGGCCGGGAGCTCCCCCAGGTACAGCAGCAGGGCCTCCCGCTTCCGCCCGGCGAGGTATGACACCTCAGCGGAGGAGACGGAAGGGGCGCGGTAGCTCCTGGACCAGCCCCCCACCGTCTCGCTGGAGACCGCCTGCTCCCCGCTGAACGCGCTTGCCGTCATGATGCTCTCGTCCAGCAGGATGTCCGCAATGGCGCAGGCGCACTTTTTCACGGCCTCCAACTGCAAGCCGTCCGCCCTGTCGGAGAGGCCCTTGGTGGCCGATCTGATGTAGTCGGAGGCCCGCTGGGAGAGCCGCGGGAAGTCCTCCCCGGTGATCGCGTCCCCGAGGTACTCGTTCAGATAAAAATCGTAGTCAGCGTAAGCCATCCGGCGGGCCTCCTTTCTCAGCTCGCGGCCTTGATCGCGGACAGGATATCCGCCTTGTTCATGGAGGCGCTGACGCCGCTGATGTTGTGCGCGTTGGCGTAGGCGAGCAGTTCGTCCTTCGTCATACTGTCGAGATCGTCCTGCTCATTGGGAACATCGGACAGGGCGGCAGTAGATGTGTCGCCGGCGACCTTGATCACAAAGGTCTCGTCCATGCGCTCGTAGGAGGGCAGCACGATCTCGGAGACTGTGGTCTTGGTGTTCACGGGATCAATGGTGACGCTGACCGCCACGGCGATGCCGGTGTCCACGATCGCCACATCCGCCTTGCCGCTGCCCAGCAGAGTGCGCTCCTCGGGCGTGGTGCCGTACCAGGTACTGCCCAGGGCGCCGTCCGGCAGGAGGGTGACCATATCGTCCGGATAGAACTGGTGGGTCGTACCGGTCTCGTCCTTGTACTTCTTGGTGTAGACAACGAGGCGGATGCCCAGCTCCGTGCTGAAGAGCTCCGTCACCCGGGCGTCTGTCACCAGGACGTTGGCCGTGACGTTCTGGGCGAGAATGGCGGAGCGGACCTTCACGTTCTTCTTGAGGTAGCCCATGGTCTTCTTGCTCAGGAGCAGCATGGAGGGCCGGGTGCCAGTCTCGGCCTCCACGGCGTCCTGGGCGCTCATCACGTCGCTCAGGGGGTCGCTGTTGGCGAGGTCGCTCCACTGGGCCGTGCCGGTCAGGGCCCGGTAATGGCCACTCTGGTAGGTGCCGCCGGCATCGTAGTTGTAGGAGTACTGGACGCCGTTTGCCTCGATGTTGATCCGGGGGGAGCCATCGTCCACGGGTGCGAGAAGCTGCATCCGCATCCGCTCCGCCACGACCCGCGCGCCCTCCACCAGGGTGTTGGTGTCGTCGTAGACATGGTTCAGGACCTCCAGGGCGTAGGGGTCGCTGGCCTCCCGCACCCGCATGATGTTCTGCTCGTCCTCCTCCTTGACCAGCATGGACTCCCGGAAGAAGGCCATCTGGGTCTCGTCCATCTTGATGCCCTCCCGGCTGCGCAGGGTGGACTTCGCGTCGAAGTTGGACGGCGCCAGGGACACGGGCAGGCCCTTGTGGGTCTTGATCCACTTCAGGTCCAGGCCCATCTTCTTCCTGGGCGGGAACAGGCCCTCGCCGAAATACGCCTGCCGGTTGCCGGCGGCCTCCGTCTGCTGGATGGCAATCGCCTTCGCGCTGTAGATTTCAGTCAGCCTCATGTTCTTTTCCTCCTCGTCACATAAATACAACGTTCTTCAGCGCGGCCTTGACCGCCTCGCTGATGGTCACGCCGGAGTGGGCCTCCGCCGCAGCGGTATTGATGTAGCCGCCGACGACCACCGTGCCCTGGGGGCGCTTCTGGTCCACGTCGTGGAGCAGGATGCCGAACGCGTCCGCCCCCGCAGCCTTGGTCCCCTTTGCGGCCATCGGCGTGCCGGCCTTGCACACGCCGTCCGTGAACGCGGCGGCGTCCAGCGTTATGGCGTCCCCCACGAACTCGCTGTTGTGGAGGATCTCCACATCCGCGCTGACGGTTTTGGTTTTGTACCCCATCGCTTCAAGTGCCATTACGATTTCCCTCCTGTATAAGCAGAAATGATGTCATTGGCGGCTTTGCCGCTCTCCGCGTTGGCCTTGCCGATGGCCTCCGCCATCAGCTCCGCCGGTGTTTTCGTCCCGCCACCGCCGGGAGCGCCGTGCCCGCCGCCGCCTCCGGTGATGAAGCGCGGGGACGCCTTGTCGGGGGCAAAGGCGTCCGGGTCCGCCTCCCGCTGGGCCTTGATGAAGTCGTCCAGGCCCGTGAGCTCCCCGTCCGTCAGCTCCAGCTTCTTCTCCTTGACGCGGGCGATGAAATCCCGCTCCGCCGCCTTGCTGGAGAATTTCAGCGCCCTGCCGGAGATGGCCCGGGTGATGGCGTCGGAGTAGTCCCGGTCCGCCAGTTTGGCGTCGCGCTCGGCAATGTCGGTCTTGTACTTCTCCTGGAGCTCGGAGAGCTGCTTCTTGATACCAGCTGCATCGCCATCGCCGCCGGCATTTTTCAGCTTCTCCAGCTCCTCGCTCGCGG